AAAATTGTAATTTTCATAATTATTGTAAACAATATAGGTAATTTAAAAATGGATAGTAAAAAGTTTTTTGCAGAAATTCGTTCAATCATAAGAGAAGAAATTGATTATGCATTGGATAAACGAAGTAAAAGTGTTAAAAAAAGTGATATAGATGTTGTATCACATGGTATGTCACTTTACAAAGAAAGTAACAAAAAAGTTTCGGAAACAAAAGTTTCAAAACCGAAGACTACCAATTCCAAATTTAATTCTATAAATGATATTTTAGAAGAAACAAGAAGAACTTTACAAGAAAGTGCCGATATGGATGAAGAATTTAGGTTCACATCGGATATGGCACAAGGATTTGCTACCTCAAAACAAAAAGGGGCAATACCAAATGGTTTTGATGCAAACGAAATTCCACAAGATGTTATGAGTGCATTAACACGAGATTATTCTGCACTTGTTAAAAAAATGGATGAAAAATCTAGGAGATAATTTTGCCAACTTTTAGACGAAAGAGATCGATACTATTAGATCAACCTAATACAAATTTGGCAAATGCTAAACCTATTGGGGTGACTATACCGTTTAATAATCCAAACGGCATATTTTTTCAAAGTTATACCAATAGAGTTCAAGTATTTTCAAATCTTAAAAATCTGTTGTCTACGGCAAAAGGCGAAAGATATATGCTTCCAGATTTTGGAACAGAATTGCGTTATATTTTGTTTGAGAATATAACAACAGAGGAAGATTTTATAGAAAGAATAGACACAACAATTAGGGATGCGATAGGAACTTGGATGCCGTATCTCTTAATAGAAAATCTTAATGTAAATTTAAATTTGGCAGAAGATGGAAGAGTTGATGAACCAGATCATGCAATAGGAATAACATTACAAGTTAAAATCGTAGGAACAAACATATATTTGCCCATTCAGATATTTATATCAGTTACAGGCAATCTAAACATACAAGAGGCAGTGTATAATGGCTGATTTGATTAAAAAAGATATTCGTTATTTATCACGTGATTTTGGTGCATTAAAACAAAATCTTATTGATTTTACGAAAAATTATTTTCCAAATACATATCAAGATTTCAATGAAGCATCTCCAGGAATGATGTTTTTAGAAATGGCTGCTTATGTTGGTGATGTTTTATCATACTATACCGATGTAACTTTACAAGAATCATTTATTTTACATTCTTCTGAAAAAACCAATATATTAAATTTAGCACAGTCTCTTGGATATAAACCAAAAAACAAGATTGCATCTTCTGTAAAGTTAGATATATTTCAAATAGTTCCATCAAAAGAAGTGGATGGAGAAATTGTACCAGATTATTCCTATGCATTTGCAATAGAACCTGGAATGGTTGTATCAACAAAAACTGGTAATAGAATAGAATTTAGAACAACGGATTATGTTGATTTTAAATTCAGTAGTTTAATAGATCCAACAGAAGTTACGCCATTTGAAGTTGATGTAAATGGAGAAGTTTTATTTTGGCTTTTAAAGAAAACGGTAAATGCTGTATCTGGAGTGATCAACACTCAACAATATACATTTGCTGATCCAAAACCATATGATAAGATTGTTCTCGAAGAACCAAATTTAATAGATATATTGTATGCCATTGATTCTGATGGCAATAAATGGTATCATGTTCCATTTTTGGCACAAGATACTATATTTGAACCAACGATAAACATAGCAAGAAATGATAAATATTTATCAAAATATAGAGACGAAACCCCATATCTTTTAAAATTAAGAAAAGTTGCAAGACGTTTTGTAACAAGACAAATAAATGACCAAAAATTTGAAATACAATTTGGTGCGGGTGTTTCTGATTTGGATGATGAATTACTCATACCAAATCCAGATTTAGTTGGAAATTCATTATCTGGAATAGAAACATCAACTTCTCTTGATATAGATCCTTCTAATTTTCTATACACAAAAACTTATGGTCTTGCTCCAAATAACACAACATTAACACTTTATTACTCGGTTGGTAATGGTGTTCAAGATAATGTTCCAAGCGATTCTATAACAAACATTTTATCAAGAACCATATTATTAGATGAAACAGGATTGGATTCAGTATTATACCAACAGGCAATATCAAGTCTTGCAGTAACCAATCCGAATCCATCAACAGGTGGAAAAACCGGTGAAGATATAAACGAAATTAGACAAAATGCTTTGGCATATTTTGCTTCACAAAATCGTGCGGTAACAAAAGAAGATTACATAATACGAGCATATAGTTTGCCATCACGATATGGTTCCATTGCAAAGGCGTATATCACAAAAGATACACAATTAACATCAGATTCTATTTTCAATAGTGAGCGGGTTCAAAATAACTTGGCATTAAATTTTTATGTTCTTGGGTATGACGGTAATCAAAAATTATCTACAATAAATGATGCAACCAAAGAAAATCTAAAAACATATTTAAATTATCACAGAATACTTACCGATGCCATAAACATCAGAGATGCTTACATAATCAATATTGGATTGGAATTTGATATTATTACATTTCCCGATCAAAATGGAAATCAAGTTATATTAAGATGTATAAACAGATTGAAAGAATATTTTGATATTAGAAAATGGCAAATAAATCAACCTATTGTGATTAGTAACATTTTTACCGAATTAGATAAAGTAGAAGGTGTCCAAACAGTTGTTGATGTTAAGATAACTTCTCTTTATGATCAAACATTAGGTTATTCAAAACACGCATATAATATTCAAGAAGCAACAAAGGATGGTATAATATTCCCATCACTTGATCCTTCAATATTTGAAATAAAATATCCTGATAATGACATTATTGGTAGAGTGAGGGCATTCGGATGATTTATACTTTATACGCTCAAAAAGATGCAACGATATATGAGAGAACTGAATCCAAAAATACTGGATTAGATTCTTTATTAGAATTATCACACGAACTCGTTGGCAGTGCGTCTCGGTATAATAGTAGAATACTTATGAAGTTTGATTTTACTGATGTTGAAAGTAGAATCAATGGTGGTAAAATATCTGAAAATGCAAAATATTATTTATCAATGAAATCTGCATATGTTGAAGAAATCCCACAAGAATATACAGTATATGCATATCCAATAAGTTCATCATGGACTAATGGAACTGGAAGATTTTTCAATACACCTATAACAACAGATGGGGTATCTTGGAAATATAGAACAGCAAGAAGTGTTGGAACAGAATGGGATATACCTCCAACTATTGCTAATTTAGAATGGGACACAATATCTCAAACTTGGGTTGATGCTGACATATTATTTGGATCAAATTTATCTGCAAATGTTACATCATCTTATTGGTCAAAAGAAGGTGGTGGAACCTGGTGGGATTATGATGATGTTGAATGTACACAATCGTTTTCATTTGAATCATCAGATTTATACATGGACATAACTCAAATTGCAAAAAAATGGGTAACAGGTTCCGGTAGGTTTGAGAATGATGGTCTTATATTAAAATTTGGTGATGAAATTGAAGGGTCTTTACAAACCTTATCAAGTTTACGTTTTTTTGGAACTGACAGTAATACAATTTATGTTCCAAGAGTTCATGTTGTTTGGGATGATTCAACTTTTGAAACTGGAAGTCTATCGATAGTTTCCGAAGAAAATACAAATATAAATGTAAAATTGAAAAAATATTATTCACAAGATGAAAAAGCAAAGATACGAATATATGCAAATCAAAAATATCCACAAAAGTCATATACAACTCAATCGTATCAAACATTGAATTATCATTTGCCATCATCGTCTTATTATCAAATATTGGACGCACATACTGATGAAATAATTATTCCATTTGATTCTGTTGGAACAAAAATTAGTTGTGATGAAACAAGTAGTTATTTCAATCTTTGGATGAACTCATTTCAACCTGAAAGATTTTATAGAGTTGCAATAAAAATAGAAACGGATGGTGGAGATACTGTTCAAATATTTGACAACAATCATTATTTTAAAGTTACGAGATAATCATGTTAGTTAGAGATGAAAAAACACAACAAATCGTTTCTTATACAGAAGATAGTATTCAAAAAAATGCAGGATTTATTGAGGTTCCCGTTTTAGATGGTAGATATTTACGTTCTGAATTTACATATATTATCGATAATAGATTTAAGTCAATGCCACAGGCAATATCTGCTGAACAAAATCTTTTCAAAAAATTAGACGAATTAAATAGATTGGCATTATCTGGTAGAAGTCTTGGATCAATAGTTCCGGGAGGTGCTATTCTTCCTGATAATTGGACAGATGATCAAAAAAGAGAATATGCAAAACAACAATTTTTAAGAGATTTGGGTAATTTGATAAATGAAGATGAAAATTCAACGGTTGCAATGCAAGCAAAAATAAGAAGTTTGGAAACTGAGTTGAACAGAAAAGATTCTATTATAGATGATCAATTAACAAGTATATCTAAATTTGACGATGTTCTTTCATCCGTATCAAGTGAACGAGCACTTGCAATAGCAAAGGCAGATGCACAAAGAGCCGCTACTATTGCTATACAAAAACAAAACGATGAAAAATTATTCAAAATGGAAATTGAAGTTGAAAGACAAAGAAAAGAATCTGCACAGGCGGCAACTGATCTTAAAACCGCACTTGTTGATAATATAAGTGCACAAAATACAAAACAAGATGCCCAGATTACAAATCTGCAATCACAAACATCTGCACTTACAACATCTGTTAATGATATAAAAGTTGATAATGCAAAACAAGATGGTGAAATACAACAGGCAAGTAGTATTGCTGGTGGTGCAAGACAACAGGCAAATACAAATGCTGTAAAGATTAACGAAGCAAATGCAAGAGTTAGAAACGTTAGAGACACAGATACATCCAAACAAGCAATAGATAAAGTATTCCCAATATAATATGGTGGTTAGGTTTCAATGTCAAACTTTGATTACAAAAATATAGATGAAATTTTAGAATCAAGAGGTTCTATACGAGGAACAAGATTTTTTATTCCTGATGTAAACCGTAGATTAGTAATACCTGCACTGTTTCCAGCAGATGATATTGAAAACCCTACTAGATTGGAACTTCATGCGTTTTTACCAAATACCGCTTATATTGATAATGCAACTCTATATGATATTCCATTCAAAATTGAAAGTAGAAGTGAACAAACTGATAACGGAATTGTAAATAGAAATTATGTCATAATAGATGTTCATAAACATTTACACGATGACCTAAATTTACCACCTGGATCATATAAAATAGTTTACAACTTTTTTAGAGATATTATTGGTGGTGCATCAAATCCAAATAGGATGTTTATATCAGAAATATCTGCTGATAGAAAAGAATTAAGATTATCACTTAAAAACCCAGACAATGAACAATCGCTAGAAGATTTAAGACGTTTTGTTTTGGCTTACTTATCTTCGATGGTTCACCAACCACCTATTGTTTTGAATTTTGGTGAAAATAAAATAGTAGATGTTGTCAATATTGCTTCCGATGGTAGTTCTACTCATTTTTATGTTAAATTATTTGAAGAATTACCTGCAGATTTAGACATATATTATGAGTGTTGGGTTGGTAGTCAAATTTTAAAACCTTGGATAGATAATGTTTTAATAATTCGTGAAGACGAAGTAGAACAAATACCTTTCATAAAAGGTCCTAATTTTGAAGTTGATTATGATTATTGGGTTACAGAAGAAACTAACTATAAATCTTGGAATGATATTTTATCTGCAAATCTTCAAACATCACAGGAAATACTTAATAGATATATTGTTCAAAACGGGTCTTCGGTTCAACTGAATGTTGATTTTAGAGATTTTAGTAATTTTGTTTTTTATTCCTCTGCTGAAGAAAGACTTGCTAACTTTTTCTATAAAGTTGAATTGATTGAACATTACAATGGTGAAATTGATATATTGAATACCTACACCGGATCAATTTCAACGAATAAAATAAACATAGCAAATTTACGCGATAAGGTAATTAGTGGATTTGATGATTTTGAAAAATGGTTATATTATGAAACAACTGCAAGTAATTACTATACATCACAACAATCTGCTATAATAACAACATATCCAAAATATGAAGTTACTTCATCAGAATATAACATAGCAACAAAAGATGGTTTCTACAAATTGTATTCCGTTTCTTCCAGTGAAGCAATGGATTGGTATTCAAACATAATTGATATTGCAAGTGATTATGATATGAAAAATCATAATTCATTGAATAAATCTATACCAGAACATTTAAGAGATTCGGGAGAAAACGAACAGTTTACAACATTTGTAAACATGGTTGGACAACATTTTGATATATTGTATTTGTATACTGACCATATACTGAAAAAAAATCTTCGTGAAGAACACCCGAAAGATGGGATGTCACAAGATTTAATTTATGAAGCAACAAAAAATTTGGGATGGACTTTATCACATGGAACACAAGCAAAAGATTTATGGGAATATGCATTAGGTGTTAGTGGAAGTGGTTCACCAGTTTGGACTGGAAAAAATAGTGTTGGTAAATATCTTGCAAAGTCTGAACAAGAAAGAACAAAAGAAGTGTGGAGACGGATATTAAACAATTTGCCATACATCTATAAAACAAAAGGAACTGCTAGAAGTATAAAGGCGTTATTATCTGCGTATGGTATTCCACAAACAATACTTTCTATAAGAGAGTACGGTGGACCTGATAATGCAGATTTAGGAATAACACCAAGAACAGAATGGGAAAAACACACATACTACCTGAACTTTTCAGG